TTCTTCCCGCCGTAGTTTCGTTTCGGCCTCTGCTTTTTCTTGTTGTTCTTTCTGCGATTTAAAACGAAGAGTATCCAAAGCACTTCTACCTATGCTTGGATAAGCCGCATTCAACTGTGGATTCTTAAGGAGAAACGTATTAACTGATGTGATTTTTTCCTCCGTCGATAAAGAGTTATTATCTAGCACCTCAGGCAGTTTCCAAGTAGCATCACGTAAAGCTTCTCGTGCCTTGTCTTGCTCCTCTATCTGAGTCTTAGCTGCTTTAAAGTTTTGTTTCGCTGTTTTATAAGCAAGATCTTCACTACGCTCTTTCCGTTCAATAGCCCGATTCCTATCTAATACATCTAGCTGTGGCGTTATTTTTTGAGCCCTTCTTGCTTGTATGAATTCAAACTCAGATGGCTTAAGTAAACCAAAAGAATTTTTAAGTCCGGCAATATCTTTTGAATAATCAAGTTCAGACATATTAAATAAAATTTAACGCTATTCTCCTTTAAATTGTTCCCGCACTCTTCTTTTGGCGGCTGCGGCATTCGCGGCAGCAATTGTTTGAGCTTCACGATCTTGTGCCTCCATAGCTTTTTTCATAAGGGTAGAGCGGGTTGTCGGAGCTTTAGCTGCAAGACCGACTCCACCCCTGACGATGTCACTAGCAACGTCACCATAGCCACGTTTTCTTACCACATCGGCTGTCCTCATGGCCCGCCTCAGCCCACGGCGGGGTGAGTAAACTTCCTTACTCTCACCTAGTTTACCTACCTGTAATTTTGAAGGTGAGTTACGAACGACAGGCTTATTAAAAAACTTTTGGCGATCTTTAGACAACGCTTGATATTTAAAATCAGAAGCCCTCTCGTCGCGCTTAGCGGTTTCTCGCTGAGCATTGTCCATAGCGTAAAAGTTTTTATCCCCCACCTTATTTCGGAGACGGGCATAATCGTATGACTCTTGTGCGTATGGGCTTTGGTTCATGGTGGGCTTCAACCCATCACCACGCCCGATCTTGGGCACATTCAAAGATCTGTCACTATTCAAAGCACCCCGAGTAGATGTAACACCTGTGCCCTGTGTCCCTAGTCCAAGCTTCGGTGAATCACTTCCCGGCAAGCGGGGCAACTTTTGTTCCTCGGCAGCAAGATCTTCAGACGTGGGCATTTGGAAGAGTTTCATATATTCCTTAGGAATACCTATTTTTGCGAGGATCTTTCTCCTTTGTTCAGCTTTCTGTTTCTCCGACATCTGCGACATACTTTAGATTTTATCTCTTTACGGCTACAATGTCAATCGAGTAGCGTAGTCTCGGAATTGTTTAGAGCTCCTTGTAAAGATTTAATTGTAGTTCTTTTTGGAACAAACCCATTCTCTGATTTTTCTGGGGGATCCACGGCCACTAAACCCAACCGCTGACGAGCACAATCCAAGGCTAGAAACGCGGCATCTGCAAGGTCAGGGCTCCTACCGAACCTTGCTTTGAACTCTGGTTTAGATTCGATCTTCATACGGAGAGTCCCGCTTTTAACCATATCATAATTCCTAGCAGTCATTTCTTGAGCCAGCTCAGAATCAATCCCAAATATTTGCTTTGTCCGCATCAGTTCTTTCCCCACGAACCACAACTCTGACACACGGTTGACATACAATTCTGTCCCTATTTTAGAACTGTTCGCACTAACGCGTTTATCACTAGCTTTTCCACCAAAAGAAATACGCATAAATTTGTTTGACCACTCGCCTGCCAGCACATCACAGAATGGAGCACCCGCACCTGTGGCATCGACACTTAAATTCTCAGGCAACACGCCGTGCTTTTTACATTCTTTCTGGACCTGCTCAACGATTTGGTAGGTTCGTGGAACAGCCTTGTTTGTGGCATCGTCATTTAAATGAATTATTTTTCCGAACTCTATAACATACTGACCAGTAGTGTCATACCCACATCTCGCTAACGCCAAGCACGTGCGATCACCCCCATTGGTGAAGCTGGGGTCGAGGCCCGCTAACATTACCGGATTTCCTTGCCAGTTTACTTTTCCCAAAGAACCAGAAGACGTGAGTTCGTTCTCCGAATAAATGCCCGTGGTCTCATCACTGTCAAAGAACACCGCTCGGACCATTCGCATATACCCCCTACTCTCAACACCCAACAATGCTTTGTCTTCGTCAAGTTTTTCTTGGGTCGGGAGCCATGGATAGATCACTTCTCCAGCTAAAATATTGGGAGACCGTTCACCATCTAAGCGGATATATTTTCCATTCCATTTCGTTTCCCACTCATCTTCGGTATTAGCGTCAATAGAATCCCAACCATTTTTAGGTGTAGCCCATTCGCCAAAAGCATCAAATCGGCTGTTTGGGTTACTCATCCCAACCATTTGAAAATACGGGTTTTTTGATAAGTTACTGAGACCCGCGTTTAAGATGGCTGATGAGAGCTCCGAGAGCTCGTCCGCTAAAAGTAGCACCCTGCGTTGTTTTATCCCAATGAATTTTCCGATTGCTTCTTTTGTCTTAGACTTCTCCGCAGCGATCAAAGATAACCCTGCTCGTTCGATCAGTGTTCCCTTCTCATTGATGTAGGAGGCATTGCCTATTGAATCCCGAATCTTGATTGGTGCTCCGTCAATCACGGATAGCAAAGACATGACTGAACCCCAAATCCTCTTTCGTGCCTCCCGCAACGTGGTCGATGTCATGAGAACCAGTGTGTCAGCAGGCTGACTCAACCAATTAATTATCCCCCACGCAGCCATTGTATGGGATTTACCAGAGGACGCGGATCCACCTACAGCCAGATATCTATTTTCTATGGCTTCACGAATCATATACGTGGCCCATGGATGGCGAATCATTAAAGGCTCCGGCAAATCTTCGTGGTTCCACAGTTCATCACAACACCTCCAGAAATAATATTCTTTAGCTGCAGCAGATTCATGGTTTGCAAAACCAAACAGTAAGGCAGTTATAGTATTAGTCGGAGGAATTTGAAAACCCCCCACGTCCATCTTCTTTGTTTTAGGATCCACTCTAGGCTCCAGTAACTGCTTGCGCCTTTGATCGTTTAAAGCCATAATTCTTGGACACAATAGGATGAGTTTCAATTCAAATCAAGACATACAGGAGCGAGCTGTAGAACTCTACAATTTAGATTGGAAGAATACTGCCATCGCTAAAGAACTTGATGTCCACCCCGCGACTGTTCGCAGGTGGTTTAAAAAACGTGGCATACCTGCAAGGAAACAAGGTTTAGTTGCACCCGAAAAGGTTGAGGAATCAGGAGACAAGTTAGCGAAAGACATTGATAACAACCTCAACAACATGACAGATGAGGCAATCTTGCGAGCTAAACATGATGCTCGCGTAGAAGAAGATGAATCAATGTTAGAGATTGCTGAATCTCAAAGTAGTCCGGCTGAAAAATATCAGCATTATATTGCGGCGGCGGGGATTAAATTACTACGCGATAGTATGAAAAATCTTAAAGGTCCAAAGTCCGTAAGAGAGTTATCCGAATTAGATCAATTAATTAGAAGAAATTTAGGGCTTAATTCTAAGACAGGTGGTGGCGGTAGTAGGATGCAAATTGATATTTCCATCCTCAACAACAAGAAAGCAGACAGAGGTTCTGGAACTATCATAGATGTTGAACCAAATGATCAATGATTTTAACAACTACTCTGGTGAGTATGATCCTAAAAAAGATCCTTACCGTGATCGATTAAAAAGTAAAACGGATTTTGAATTCTCAAGCGAGCCAATTACCAATGACTGTTTCGCAGAAGTAATATTCTTCAGCATGTTTGAAAGTGCTCTAGTTGGTGTAATTGAACACGCTAACGGGGATCCGGCTGCTTGTTATTCTCAATCTGTGGTGCTTGAAATTTTAAAGGAAGAGCAAGGTTTATCTGAAGAAGGTGCCCGAATGGCTATTAATCAACTTATCGAAACAGATCTGGGGCCTTCGTCCCCTTGTTTTCTAGACACGTCTATCATAGAGAAATGAATTTATTTAAAGACAGGCTCTTAATTAAGAATCCTAAAGTAATAATTAGGAAAGAAGATGCAGTAAAAAATGACTTTTACTTTGAAGTCAAAAAATTGCAGGGTCTTTTTTACCGTGTTAACCCTATCAATGGTAAGGAAGTATTTTTCTTACAAGCACTCCCAAAAAATGTATTCGTGTATGTTCCGGAAGAGGGCCATGGTTTAATTATTACATTAAATTTATTTTGATTGTTGGTGTTGATAACGGATTAGATGGGGGCTTGTGTGCTATATCAGATCATGACGGATCTGTAATAGACAAAATAGCGATGCCCACATTATGGGTGGCTAAAAAAAGAGAAGTAGACACGGCTCAAATAAAGAAGTGGCTGAACTTTTTAAACACACCATTTCTCCTAGCTGTGGAAGAACCATTGGCTCACGCTAAAAGTTCACAAGCCGTGAGATCCATGGCTTTAAGTTTTGGCAAAATTCTGGGGATGGCTGAAACGTCTACCTTCGACATTTCACGAGTAAGTGTCCACAAGTGGCAAAAAACTATTTTGGGGTTTGTTCCAAAGGGTATGACTAAACAAGCCGCCTTATACAAAGCTCAACAAATAGCTCCGGAAGAAAACTGGTTAAAGAATAAGAGGTGCCGTAAACCACATGACGGAATGATCGACGCCTTTCTAATCGCTAGATATATTTGGGAGGGAAAAAGATTGAAGAAAGTTCTTGAGTAACTTTTTAGGTCTGACATGGTCTGCCCATGCAACAACCTAACCACTCTGATCGGGGGCACGCCGAGTTTTCTCCTTCTTCTTTAAAATATTGTGCCGGATGCGCCGGATATACTGGCCGTAGCGGCACTAATGCCGCAGCCGAAATGGGCACTCGTATTCACGAGGCCATTGAAATCTTAGATCCATCCAACTTACAGTCGGATGAAGAGGTCAGCATATACAAAGAGATAGTTTCAGATCAAGAGGAATACCTCAAGAACTACAGAGAGAATAGGCGCGTCACAGCAGAACAGGCCGAGATTCAATTGGACGTAGCTTTGAATGGCACGTCTACCTACGGGACTTGCGATTACTTAATTGTCTTTGACAATGTTGATGCTTGCCTAATCGATTACAAGACAGGCATAAGTCTTATTGATTCTCCAGAAAATAATTACCAAGCTAAGGCATATACAATCGGAGTATTCCAGAAGTATCCGGAACTTACTACAGTAGACTTTGTGTTTTTTATACCACAAAGGAATGAGATTTTAACACACGTATTTTACCGAGAAGATCTGGAGGATTTAATTGAGGAGCTGTCTAAAGTAATTCTAAAAGCTGAAAAGGTTCGACCTAAATGGGAATCCGGAACCCCGAATCTTGAAGAACTCTCCCCCAATGTTAATTGTAGATTCTGCAAATACGAAGATGTTTGCCCTGCTTTGGGCGGCATTGTAGTTGAGGTAGCTAAAAAGCTAGACCCTACTCTTCCTGATGTAGATTTAGATTCCGTTGAAGATCCAGCAGTAATTGAACAGCTTTGGTTGATTCAAAAAATGGTTACTAACTGGGCAGATAGATTTAAAAAGCGTGCCGTATCCCTAGCTCAAGACGGCGTTGAATTTCCTACACTACAGCTTAAAACAATGGCTGGCCGAAAAAGTGTGACCGATCACAAAAAGTTCTTTGAAGTCGCAAAAGAGTATGGCATGACTATCGAGGAAATAATGGAG